ACGCTACAGTCTCTCTGAGCGAGCAGACGCAAACAGCAAGTTCCAGGACATCCCGTTCAATTCTAGAATGACTTTGATTGGGCAGTTCAGCCCAGCTGAAATTGCTGAAATGGAAGTTGAAAGAGCTGGAGAGGCAATTTTGACAGAGGCGTTGTTGGGCACTCCACAGACACCTAACGCATAATGGCAACCCAGCGAGAGTTGCTTGACGGCTACAACAGCCTGAGTTCAAAACTAGTCAGGGGTGCTGGAGACAGGGCCTCAGCAATTTTCACCAGCCTAGGGTCATGGCGTGATTCAGACTATGCGGATTTTGTTGATGTTCTTGACCCAATTATGACTGGGGCAAAAATACAGGCCGCTAGATTACAGGTTGCCTTTTATAGCGAAATGGCAAAAATAAGCCGTGAGAGCTTTGAGACATTCCCGATAACGGCAAAGACCCTGACCACCTCAGCCCTAAGAAACGGGGCAGACACGGGCGAGGTTTACCGCAGACCATTTGTTTCTCTTTACACAGCATTATCAAACGGTAATGACATGACCCAAGCAATTTCTGAGGGTGCTAGGCGTATCGGTTCAATAGCCTCCACTGACATGCAACTGTCTAGGCGGGCCGCTGGCTCTCAGGCTAGGGATAGAAACAGCGGAATTACTTACTATGTCAGAACTCTAACTGGGAATGAGAATTGTGCTCTGTGCACCATAGCCTCAACACAGCGCTACACCAGAGGCGAGCTAATGCCAATTCACCCAGGTTGCGATTGTGGAGAAATGCCCGTTTTCGCAAACCAAGACCCTGGACAGGTTATTGACCAGGTGAGGCTAGACTTAACCTATGACAGCATTGAGCAACAACTAAAAGTTGACCCAGACTTTGGAGCTCGGGATGCGGGCTTGGGCAAGATTATCAACGCCCCTGACGGCAGCCAGAGACTTGCAGATTACACAGAAATTGTTGTCACTAGAAACCATGGTGAATACGGACCCACACTCAGCTGGCGAGACCAGGATTTCACTGGGCCAGGTGGGCTTTAGATTTCAGCTCCCAAGCTGATTAGCTCGCAATGAGCGCAATACCCAATCCGAAATGGAGACAAGATGGCTGAATCAAATCAGACAGAAACCCTAGAATCAAACGAGGGAACAGAGGCAGTAGCAGAAACCACTGACACTGAAATCTCAGAGCTATCCGAAACGGACACTCTAAAGGCAGAGGTTGACAAATGGAAATCTCTAAGCCGAAAGAACGAACAGCAAGCCAAGTCAAATGGCCAAGCCGCTAAAGAGCTAGACGAAATCAGAAAATCACAACTGACTGACACTGAAAAACTTATTGAGCAGACCCGTGAGGAAACCTCTCAAGTAATCAGAAAAGAATTTGCTGTGAAGCTGGTTGATGCTGAGCTCAAAAGCTTGCTCAATGGCCGCTCACTTGATGGCAGTTCGTTACTTGATTTTGACAAAGCCTCATTCATTTTGAGTGACGGCAACATTGACTCAGAGGCAATTCAGTCATGGGTTGAGGCGCATAGCAGAAACGCTGAGCAGATTATCCCAGACCTAGGGCAGGGTGCCCGTGGTCAAAATCCTAGCAAGTCTCAAATTAGAAGTAGAGACGAACTGAAAAGCATGTCCCCCACAGACATCATGAAGGCCACGAAAGATGGCCGCCTTGATGCTCTGATGGGCAAACTATAAAGAAAAGAGAAATCAAATGGCAATAACTAACTTCATCCCAGAAGTCTGGAGTGCTGGCGTGACCCAGAGCTTTATCGCTAACCAGATTGTAATTCCAACCTTGAACACTCAGTATTCAGGTGACGCAACCCGTGGCAACACTGTCCACATCATCAACGCAACTACCCCAACGATTGTTGACTACAAGGCCGCTGGCCGTTCAATCACCGCTGAGGCGTTGAATGACACCGAAGTTCAGCTTCTACTGAACCAGGAAAAAGCCTTCTCTGTCAATGTTGATGATGTTGATGCGGTTCAGGCCGCTGGAACTTTCAACGCCTGGACTGATGCCGCTGGTAAGGCACTAGCCGAGGATGCCGAGGAATACCTATTGGCTCAGATGCTTGCTGGTGCAACTAACGGGAACGCTGGCGCAGTTGTGGTTGACACCGCTGAAAAGGCTAAGACCGCAGTGCGCTCAGTCAGGACCGCTATGACAGCCGCAAAGGTTCCAGCTGGAAACCGCTTCATTGTGGTCACCCCTGACTTTGCTGACTTGCTAATCCAGGGACTGTCTGATGTTTCAGCCGCTGGCCAGACTGACGAACTACGCAATGGACAAATCACCAGACTGTTTGGAATGAATGTTCTAGAGTCTGCCCTATTGGGAACTGATGTCTCGGCTGTGGGATACCACGGTGACACCGTTGCTTTCGTGAACCAGATTCAGTCACTTGAGTCCCTACGCAACCAGACCAAGTTCTCAGACATCGTTCGTGGCTTGAATGTCTACGGTGCAAAGGTTGTCAAGTCTGAGGCCGTTATCAAGTATGTCTCTGCCTAAACAAGGCTAACCACTGAGGGGCTGGAGTTCGCTCTGGCCCCTCAGTCATACCACCCAAATAATTTTTAGAGAGGCCCAAATGGCACTGGCTACAATCATTGATGTTGAGGCAAGACTGGGGCGAACTCTCACAATCGCCGAAAGCTCCAAGGCCACCGCTTATCTAAAGGATGCCTCAGCTCTTTTTATTCAACGGGCTGTGCAAAAGTTTGAGCAGGGTGAGAGCGTGGTCAGGCTATTCCCAAAGGATGGCGTGGTGCGATTGGTGCAAAGACCAGTGATAGTGGTTAGCGAAGTCAAAGACCTTGATGGCAACATCATTGATTTTACCTTTGACGGGCACCAAAGCATTTATGACTTGGGCTCTTACACTCCAGTGACAGTCAGCTATGAGCATGGCTCTGCCAGCATCCCAGATGATGTGGTGGCGGTAGTCGCTGGCATGGTAGCCAGAACACTCTCAATCAATCCTGATGCCGCCTCTGGTGTTCAACAACAAAGCGTGGGCCCATTTTCTCAGAGCTATGCGGCTTGGGCCGTAGGGGGTCAGGTAATGATGTCCCCAGTAGAGGCCAAGGTTGCGGATTCTTACCGTGGTCTGACATTCAAATCAACATCAACCATGGGGAACGGAAACTATGCAAGTAATTACCCAAATCAGACAAGCTTTGGCAGGGGTTGACCAATACGGTGAACCAACTTTCACAACCACAGAGATTGAACTAAACGCAAAAGTTGCCGCCCGCACTGGTTCCAAAACAGTAGGGGCCGCAGAAATCACAATCACCTCAGGGCTAACTGTCTACCTAGATTCTGGTGTTGAAATTCAAAACAGTGATGTCTTTGTTTACCTTAGCGAGCGCTACATTTTAGATGGTGAATCTTTCAACTGGGTCAACGGTCTGGGTTACTGGACACCTGGCACAGTTATTGACCTACAAAAGGAAATCAATGGCTAGTGTTATCCCAGGCGGCGGCGGCAGTGTAAAGCTGAACAGGTCTGGGATGCGTGATTTACTGAGGTCCACCGCAATCCAGAACATGCTTGGTGGCAGGATGGAAAGAGTCAAGGCCGCTGTGCCTGGCTCCCAGCTAGAAGTCAGCGCTGGCAGAAACAGGGCGAGGGCCAAAGTAATAAATGGCTCTGACTTTGATGAAGCAAACACAGGCAATTTATCCAGAGCGTTAGACTTGGCAGGTGGCGATAGGGGCACTCAGGTCAAAACACGCAAACCGAAAAAGAGGACCTAATGGCTGATGCGGTAATTTTTACAGACATCATGGCTCATTTGGTGTCAAGGCTAAACGCCGCTCTAACGGCTCAGGCCCGCTTTGATGTGCGAGTTGCTATTAGGGCAGATGAAACCCCCGCACAAGTCATCCTGAGGCGTGACGGGGGCACACAGCCAAGCAAGACACTGATGCAATCTGTTATCGGTGTGACAATTTATGAAGAGAGCTATGGACAGGCAGAGGCTTTGGCCTTACTGACCCAAGCAATTTTCGATGATTTGCCAAATGGAAGTCCCATTGTGGCAACCTCTGTTCAATCCTCAATTCAGGATGTGACAGACCTTAGGGGAGAGCGTAGATTTTTACGCTTCACCGTAAATCACAGAGGGTCAAACCTCTCAAACTAGTAAGGAATAAATCATGGCACTTGATTCAGACAA